CAACGATTCTATTCGGAGTAAATTAAAAATGGCCGCAAAGGAACTTAAGGAAATGGACAACCCTGTAACCAGGGGTGCGAAGGCTGGTGATCCTATGAAGAGCGTAGATGATTCCACTAGTCCTGGAGCATCCGCATCTTACGAGGATCTCGGAGGCCCAACACCTCAAAACTATAAGTCTACAGACGACTCAGCAAAGGTAAAAGAAGCCTCTGTTAAGACGGTAAAAGATATCGTCAACAAAGGTGCAGCCGCTGCTGACAAAATGCAGTCTATTGGCACAGAAGTGTTGAAGCAAGGTGACGAACCTGAGAAGAAAGAAGATCAGGAAGTAGTTGCTGAAGAACCTGCTACAGAAGGAACCGTAGCTGAAGAGGAAGTTAAGGAAGAACCTACTATTGATGTAGAGGAAGACCTTGCTGCACTATTCGGTGGCGAAGAACTTTCTGAAGAGTTCCAAGCAAAGGCCAAGACAATCTTTGAAGCAGCAGTTAACTCTAAAGTTAATGTTATCAAAGAAGAAATGTCTGCCGAATATGAGAAAACTTTAACAGAGCATCTTGAAACTGTTAAGGCAGAGTTGGTTGAGCGTTCCGACGCTTACCTTGAGTATGTCGCTGATGAGTGGCTCAAGGAAAATGCTCTCGAAGTCGAGCATGGTCTCAAGACCGAAATGACTGAATCATTCCTCAGTGGAATGAAGAGTCTTTTTGAAGATCATTATGTATCAATCCCTGACGACAAATATGATGTGCTGGAAAGCATGGTAAATAAACTAGATGATATGGAAGGCAGACTTAACGAACAGATGGAGAAGAACATCTCTCTCAATAAGCGTCTTGGCGAATCTACAGCTGATGGAATTTTCATTGAAGTAGCCGAAGGACTTGCTGAGACACAAAAAGAGAAGTTGCAATCTCTAGCTGAAGGTGTTGAGTTTGAGGGTGAAGACGCTTACCGTGAGAAGCTAGTTACACTTAAGGAATCTTATTTCCCTAGTGGAACCAAAGCTCAGGTTTCAAGCAAATCCGAAACCATTTCGGAAGGTATAGCAAACGAAGATCCTAGCATAGACAATTCAGCGTCTATGAATCAGTATCTGTCAGCCCTAAAATTGGGTGGAAAATAATCAAACCTACAAACTCTATTAAGTAAAGTACAATGTACAATGCCGAACAAATTATGGAGAAGTGGGCTCCTCTGCTAGATGCAGAAGGGGTAGATCCTATCAAGGATGCTCACCGCCGTTCCGTAACCGCCGTTCTCCTAGAGAACCAAGAAAAGTTTTTACAAGAGCAATCTGCTTTTGAAAATGGAACCTCAATGCTAACTGAGGCAGCTCCTACAAACAGTGGTAACGCTGTTGGTGCTTCAGGTGGATTTAGTGGTAGTGCAACTGCTGCTGGTCCTGTTGCAGGTTTCGACCCCGTTCTAATCAGTCTTATTCGTCGTTCAATGCCGAATTTGGTTGCTTATGAACTCGCTGGTGTGCAGCCAATGAATGGTCCTACTGGACTTATCTTTGCAATGCGCTCCCGTTATACGAATCAGTCTGGAACAGAAGCGTTCTTCAACGAGCCAGATTCTGCATTCTCTGCTAACAAGGCAGGAACTAACATCGGTCAGGCAACTCAAGGTGATTACACCGCAGCTACTGACGATGATGGTACTGTTGGTTTCGGTTCTACTGGAACACAGCGTGGTACAAACCCAGCTATCCTTGAGAACAACGCTTCTGATGCTGTTCAAGCACAGTACTCAGTTGGTCAAGGTATGGCAACTGGTGACTCTGAAGCATTAGGCGATGGCACTAATGGTAACTTCAACGAGATGGCATTCTCCATCGAGAAAGTTACTGTAACTGCTAAGTCTCGTGCGCTAAAAGCAGAGTACAGTTTGGAACTCGCTCAAGACCTTAAAGCAATTCATGGTCTTAACGCAGAAGCAGAACTTGCTAACATTCTTTCTAGTGAGATTCTTGCAGAAATTAACCGTGAGGTTATTCGTACTATCTACAAAACTGCTGAAGCAGGTTCACAGGTCAATGTTGCAAACGCAGGTTTCTTTAACCTAGATGTTGACTCCAACGGTAGATGGTCAGTTGAGAAGTTCAAGGGACTTCTGTTTAACATCGAACGAGATGCCAACAGAATCGCACAGAGAACTCGTCGTGGAAAGGGTAACATCATCCTAACTAGTGCTGATGTCGCTTCTGCTCTAACGATGGCTGGTGTACTTGATTACACACCTGCTCTTAACGCTAACTTACAAGTTGATGACACTGGCAACACATTTGCTGGAACAATCAATGGTAAGTATCGTGTATACATCGATCCTTTCTCTGCTAACAGTGCTGCTAACCAGTACTATGTTGTTGGATACAAAGGTTCTTCACCTTATGATGCAGGACTCTTCTACTGCCCTTATGTTCCACTACAGATGGTTCGTGCAGTTGGCGAGAACAGCTTCCAGCCAAAAATCGGATTTAAGACTCGCTATGGTCTTGTTTCCAACCCATTTGCTGAAGGCACTGCTCAAGGTCTCGGTCGTATCACTTCTAACAGCAACCGCTATTACCAGCGTACTGTTGTTCAGAACCTCATGTAAATCAGGATTTACACACATAAAGGAGAG